GTGGTTATACTAGAAATAAAGTGTTAATACATCCTCATGAAAGAGAAACAGGAAGAACAAGTCATATTACATATAATCCATTAGTATATTATAAAAAAGACGATAATACTGTTTCTTTATATGCACCCAAAGATGATAAAATTTTAAAAGATATTAAAATCCGTACTAAAACTACTTGGGATACAAAAGTTACTTCTTTTTTAGATTTAGCCGGACATGCAAAATATCTTAAAACAACAATGTTTGGTGTAACGGGTATGTTTCCTGATTATGGTATTGTTGTAATTGGTGCAAATACAGAAATTACTAAATTAACTAGAGAACATTTAGGTATTTTATTATATTTAAATATTCCATTTATTATTACTATTACAAAAATTGATTTAACACCAAAAGATATTTATCAAAATTTATGTAATCAATTAAAAAAATTACTTGGAAAAACTAATTTTGGTAAAATTTTATATTTTATTAATAATGACAAAGAAACCGATGATTATGTAAATAATATGTTGGGTAATCCTGATATAATTCCAATTATTTCTATTTCTAATAAAGTGGGAACTAATATTGAAAATTTACATCAAATTCTTTATTTATTACCACATCGCGAAAAATGGTCAAACATTAATGGTTCTATTTATTACGTAGATGGTAAATTTGTAGTTCCTGGTATTGGTTTAGTTGTATCTGGTACTAATAAGGGAAATCCAATTAATATAAAACAAAAAATGTATTTAGGTCCATTTGAAAATAATACATTTAAAGAAGTTGTAATTCGAAGTATTCATAATAGTTTAAGAGGGAATATTGATAGTGCTTTATCTAATCTTCAAACTACTTTAGCTATTAAAGGAACTAAAGAGCAAATTAATAGAAATCAAATTAGAAAAGGAATGGTTCTAATAGATAATATTGATAAATTTAAAACATATGTTGTTAAGAAATTTAAAGCAAAAATTAATATATTGCATCATTCTACAACTATTAAATCTGGTTATTCACCTGTAATTCATTGTGGTCCTATTAGACAATCTGCAAAAATTAATTTAAATAATCAAATTCTAAGAAATGGTGATACTTGTGAAGTTGAATTTGAATTTACTTATTATCCAGAATTTATAGAAAAAAATATGGTTTTCTTTTTTCGGGATGGCTCAACAAAAGGTGTAGGTAATATAATAGATTACTAATAATTAAATACTTAAAAAATATATAATACTATATAATATGATACATCATTCTATTGAAACATTATTTACAGCATCTATAATAGTAGATACTATTATGGGTTATCTACTATTATTTAATAAAAATGGTGGGAAAAGTATTAGACAATGGTATAAAGAATTTACAATTGGAGCATATATTATGGATATAACATCATTAATTATTGGAACCTATTTAGCTACATTATTAAGTACTGATTTTTATATGCAATTATTTTATGTTGTTATTATAGGTTTAATCCACGATATTTCTTTTTTTACATTTCTAAATAATGTTAATACTAAAAGTAGTAAAGTACTTGAAATTTTTAAAAATTATGCTAAAGAAAATGGAAAAATAATATTAGTAATAGATGCACTAATGTTAATTTCAACTTTGTTAGTATCAAATTATTTATTTAATAATTTTTTAAAAAATAATATAATATTTTTAGGAGTTTTGTCTTCATATATTGGTCTTTTAATGGTATATTCTTTTTAAATTTATACTTTTAACTAATAAATTAAATATATAAAAAAATTTAAAATATAATACTATATAATATGAGTCAAGTTGGTGTTCAAGTTCTCGATGAATCCTTTTTTTCAAAACTATCTTCAAAAAATATATATATTGATGTTGTTGGATTTTCCAGTTTTTTTTTGATGTTGATAGGTTTTATTCTTCTATTAATAAATTCTTTTATGAAAAATAATAACGATAATGATGATAAGAAAATGAAAGATAAACAAATTGCAATGATTATTACATATACAGGTATGGGTTTATTTTTTATAGCATTATTAGCAGCTCGCATACCAATAAAATAATTTATAAATAATTTTAATAGTATTTTATTAGCTATATCAATATTATATGCACTGCTATGAAACACATCATTATATTTTAAATATATAAAATATATAAAATATAATACTAAGTAATATGAATCAAGTTGGTGTTCAACCTTCTAGTGGAAATTTATTAGCTAGTCCTAATGATCCCTTTTTTGAAAAACAATTTGAAAACCAAATGGAAAACTTAATTGAAAACCAAATTAAAAATATACCTTCGTATCAAGCTCAAGCATGGTTTAATATATTAATGTATTTCATAGGAGCTTTACTTGGACTATTTATATATTCTGTTATAAAATATGAAAACAGAGATAATTATGATGAAAAACAAAAAAGTGAAATAATGAAATATCAAAAATATAAATTTATTTTTTTTATTACAGGTATTATTTTGTGTATTATAGTAGGAATTGTATTTTACTATAAAAAATAATTTATTATAAAATTTAGACATCAATTTTTATAGTTAATAAAATTAATCAAATAAATTTTTATAAATATTCATTACTTTGTGGTCTCATACTATTTATATGTTATTTATTATATTATTTTTAATATGATACTTTATTTCTTTTTAACTACGTCTTAAATTTTATTTGTATTTTATTACATATTTTAATAAATATTTAAAATATAATACTATATAATATGGGATTTATAGAAACAAATAAAGATTTAATATATTCTGGTGTAGGTTTAATTGGTATTATAATATGTATTGTTGGAACAATTCATACTTTTATATATTTTGATAAAAATAAAAAAATTGATGAAAATAATAAAAATAAATATTATAATCCAGTATATATTATAGTTTTAGGTATTATTTTAATGTGTATACCAATAGTATTTTTTATATCAGAGGATGGTAGATCTAAATAAGTAAAATATTTTATTTACTTTCAACTACTGGTAAAATATCATATACTAAATCTTTATATGTCATCATTCTCATTCTACAACAATATCTTCTTAAACCAATAGATTTAAGAAGTTTTGATATTTCTTCTTCAGATTCTTTTTTAGAATATTTTGGATTAGAACAGATTTCTGCTTTCTTTTTTTCATATTCTTCTGTTTTTTGACCTAAAAAAAACCCACAAGTTGGACAAGTTACATATAGCATTAAATAATAATATATTTTATTTTTAAATTTATTTTATCAATTTTTATTTAAACAGATAAAATATTTTTTCTAATAATTTTTAATGTTACAACTACAAAAATTAGAAAGAGACCAAAAATTTAATGTAGATGAATTTAATAAAAATTTTGAAAAATCAGATTTAATGACTAAACAAATGGAACAACAAAATATTATTAATAAAAAAATAGAACAAAATGTTATTAATAAAGAAATAGAACAAAATGTTATTAATAAAGAAATAGAACAAAAAAAATCAGAAAATTTAATAATTAATATAAAAAATTTATTTTTTGAAGTTCTTGAATTATTACTTGATTTTAAAAATCCTATTCCACATATATTAGAAAATGAAAAAAAAGAATTTGCTTTTAGTATTATAATTTTATTAAGTGGTATTTTATTATTATTTTTATCTAATTTCCTAATTTAGATGTTATACTTAGGTTTTCCTACTTCTTTTCTACAAATAGGGCATTTATAATTATAATGTTTTAACCAAGGTTGTATGCATTCGTTATGAAATGTATGATTACAAGGTAAATCACAAACTTGTTCATCTATATTTATTTCACTCATACAAATAGAACATTTTTCTTCTTTCTTTTCTATTAATTTATAAACTTTTAATTTATCATTTTCTGAATCATCAAGTGTTGAAACAACATCATCTAATATTGGTTCAGTTAAGAAAATTCCAGATAATATAGGATTAAATAATGATTGTGATATTGTTTGATTTGTAGAAAATGATGGTAATATTATTAAAGGATTTGAATTTATATTTCTTAATAGTGTATTTAAGTTATTTAAACTTGGTTGATATATAGAATCTTGATTAAATGTATATTGTATTGTTGTTCTTGAATTTATAGGATAAAAAGATAATTGTATATTTCCAGAAATATTTTCATTTGTTTCTTCTTCATTATTATTTTCTTCTTCGTTATCTATTTCTTCTTCGTTATCTATTTCTTCTTCGTTATCTATTTCTTCTTCGTTATCTATTTCTTCTTCATCATTATTTTCTAGATTGTTATTTTCTAGATTGTTATTTTCTAGATTGTTATTTTCTAGATTGTTATTTTCTAGATTGTTATTTTCTAGATTGTTATTTTCTAGATTGTTATTTATAAGATTATTATTTTGTTCAGAAGTACTTTGTCTATTTATATAACGACTTAATACATTAATAATTTGATTAGCCAAATATCCTTCTTGTGTTTCATGTGTTTGTTGTGGTGTGTGTGTTTGTTGTGGTGTGTGTGTTTGTTGTATTATTTGATTTATTTGTTCAATAGTCATATTAATACCAAAAGATTCATAAAATTGTTTTAAAATATTTGGAATATTTTCAATTGACATTCCTCTTTTAATTAATTCATAATTAAGTTCACAAATAATATCACTTTCATTATCAAACTCATCTTGAAATAAAATTCTTAATGCAAATAATTCATCAAATTCTGTATTTGAACTCATTATTAATAAGATATATATATATTAAATTATAGATTCAATTTTTTTAAATAAATATATTTAAAAAAGAGTTTCTTTATATAGTAAATGGATGATATAACTTTTAACATACATGCAATTGAAAAATCCTTAGAAATTAATTATTTATCTAATTTAATTAAAGCTTGTGAAAAATATGGATTAAAAAAAAAATATATATTAGAAGAAAAATTAATAAAATTATCAGAAGATTCTGAAAGTAAAATTCCAATAATTAAAAATACAAGTAATTTAAATAATACAGAATCACCAACATCAGCACAATATACTGATGATTATTTATATTTAAAACCTTGGGTAAAATTAACGACAATTCACAAAATTATAAAAATAAAAGAATATATTAATATGTTATTAATTAATGATGAAAAAGATAAAAATGAATTAAAAGAAAAATTAATAGATATGGTAAAAAATAAAATTATTACTAAAAAAGATAGTATTTTATATGATTCAACTAAAGGTAAAATAATTAGTATTCCAAATCTACAATTTATAAATGGAAAGTATATTATTTAATAAAAATTGATTAAAAAAGAAACTATATAATTAATATTATTATTAATGGCAAAAGATACAATTAATAATATATTTGATGATACTAAAAAATATTTAGAATCACAACAAAAAAAATCTTGGTCTGAAACAGAATATTATACTCTTTTAAATAAGTGTTATAGAACGTATAAAGAAACTTATCCTGAATTAACATTATCATTAATGAATGAAGTTTTTACAATATTAATTAAAAATAAAAAAGAATTTATTGAAACATTAGATACTGATAAATGTTATTTTCCAAATCATCTTGAATTATATTCTCAAGTTAAAATTCCCAAAGAATTTAAAAAAATAGAAGAACATTTTCAAAAATTAAAAGCACTTCCACAACCAGAACAAAGAACTAAAGAATGGTTTGAATATCGTCATAACCGTATTACTGCGTCAGATACTGCTTCAGCAATTGATGAAAATCCATATGAGCCCGTTGAATCTTTCATTCTTAAAAAATGTGATCCAGATCATCAATTTTTAGATAATGCAAATGTATATCATGGAAAAAAATTTGAATTAATTGCAACAAAAATTTATGAACATATTAATAATGTTCAAGTAGTTGAATTTGGTGCATTACCTTCGGAAACACAACCACTTTTAGGAGCCTCACCAGATGGTATTTGTTCAGCAAAAACACTTGATAATAAATTTTCAAATAAATTAGGTACTATGTTAGAAATTAAATGTGTTGCTCCAAATGGAAGAACAATAGAAACATCTGGAAGAATTCCAGGTCACATTTGTCCATATTATTATTATTTACAAGTTCAACAACAATTAGAATGTTGTGAATTACAAACATGTGACTTTTGGCAATGTAAATTAATTGAATATAAAACACGCGAAGATTATTTAATAGATAATTGTCAAAATACTAAACATCAAATTGGTGTAAATGGACAAAGTATAAACATAGATGATAAAATTAAAAAAGGAGTATTACTTCAATTCTTTCCAAAAATATGGGAACCCCAATTTGAAGAAGATAATATTGAATGGAAAAGTAAATTTATCTATCCTCCAAGATTAGATATGACTTCTCAACAATATGATGAATGGATTGCTAAGACAATGTCTGAATTAAATAAAAAATACCCAGATATTATTAAAGATTATTCATTCAATAAAATTATTTATTGGAAATTAGAACAATCGCATAATCAACCAATAGAAAGAGATAAAAAATTATTTGCATCTATTTTACCAATTTTAAAACAAACTTGGGAAAAAGTTAAATATTATCGTGAACATTTAGATGAATTACCAAAATTAAAACAAATTATTGAAAAAAGAAAAAAATATATTAAAACTGATACAGAATTTAAAATTGATAATGATTTAATTAATAATAAAGTATTATTTTTAGATGATTTTAAACAATCTATAACTAAAAAAGAAGTTGTTTCTAAAAATCTAAAAAATCACGTAGAATGTAATTTTGTAGATGATGATGATGATAAACTTACTAAACAATTAAATAAATCAAAAAGTCAAATAAAAAAAATAAAAACACCAATAAAAAAAGAAGAATCAGATAAAGAAGATGATGAATATATAAAATTACCTAAAATTAATTTTTTAAATAAAACACAATTTAAAAAAGATGATATTGAATGTGATTTTATAGATTAATATTATGTAATTTACAATTAGTTCTTCCACAAATTTTTCCTTGTCTTAATCCAGATTTAAGAATAGATTCACATAAATATTGATTTGGTTTAATAACCGTTATAGTTTCTTTATTTAATTTATGATAACAACAATTAGTTCTACCACAATATTCTCCTTTACGACTACCTGTTGTAAGCAAAATTTTACAATATTCTGGAATAATTTTTGTTGGTTTAATTGATACTATTTTTTGACAATAGGGACATTTTAGTTTATTCGTTTTTTTATTTAAACATTTACTATGATAGTAATGATTACAAGATAAAATTAATTCGTCTTTTTCAATAGGTAAATGACAAATTAAACACTTTTCTTTTGATGATTGATCCATTTTTTCTATTATTTTATATAAAGAATCAAAGTCATAATTCATATATTATATATAAAAAATTGATATTTAAATAGATTCTTTAATTATGATATAATTAATGAATAACCAAATATTTCAAGAATCTGAAAAAAAAATTATAACTATGACAAATTCAGATAACGATGAACAGGAAGAAGAAAGTGACGATGAAGAACAAGGAGAAAGTGACGATGAAGAACAAGGAGAAAGTGACGATGAAGAACAAAGAGAAAGTGACAATGAAGAACAAGAAGAAAGTAATAATGAAGAACAAGAAGAAAGTAATAATGAAGAACAAGAATATGAAGATGAATTAAACTATAAAAAACAAATGCTTAAATCTTTTTGTAAGTATTTAGAAGTTATTATTAAATCTATAGATGATAAAAAACATAATAAAAAAATAATTAATGAATTATATTATATAGTTGATATATATTATAAAAATAATAAAGATTCAGAAATTATTAAGTATTTTAATACTAATCAAGTAAATTTAAAAAAAAAAGAAAATAATATTTTTGAATCTTTTATTAATAAAACTATAGATATTAATAAAAGATTAATTAAAAAACCTGATATTAGTAATTCAATATTATATCTTAATAATTTTATAACTAATTCATTATTTTTTTAATTAATTAGAAAAATTCATTATTTTTCTAGATTTACAATTAAGATATATATTCTAAAATTTTTTTATATTTTTCATATTTATAAGAAAAACTATTAAATATTAAATTATTAAACATAATATAAAATTAAATAGATTATAATTTTTTTAATTCGAATAAGCAGTGCCAGCCATACCGGACATAACTCTTAATACATTGTAATTGACAGTGTAAATATTTAAGTTATCATCACCATTAGCACTTACAGTATCATTAGTTAAAGAAACATTAAGAGTAGCATTGTCAATGCGCGAGAAATTGCAGGTGCCACTGGGTTGATGTTCTTCGGGTTTGAGGGCAAAACTGTAGACATTGATGCCATCAGCAGGGGTGTTGCTGAAGTGTTGGAAAGGTTGGACATAGTTAAAGTAGTTGCCATCTCTGCTTTGGAATCTATCGTGACCGTTAAGTTGTAATTTGCCACTGGTTATTGGGTTAGTAGTGCAATCAACCCATCTGCCGTAGTTAAAGTGATCGGTAACCCATACACCATTGAGACCTAAGAAAGTGGTATTGGCTCCCCAAGTGACTAATTGGGAAGTGATAACAGTCATATCTTCAGCGGTTACTTCATTTCTTAATATAACTACATTAGAGGGAATAGCAGCTACTGTGCCAGAAGAATCAGCAAAAACTAATTGAGCATCAATTTTGTCTAAAATAGCAGTAAGTTTGTCATTAAGACCACCAACAGGTCCAGGAGATTGAATTTCATTTCCAGAACCATCACCTACAGAAATAGTTACTCCATTAGTTAAAGTTCTAGTAGATAACCAAAGTAATTTAGCAAATGTTTCACGTGCAGCATCCCAGTCGCCATCAGCAGCATAGGTTAACCATTTATTAGAAGAAAAGTGAACTTCTAAGTGAGGGGCCCATACTAAATATTTGCTAGGGTGGTTAAAGTTAAGTCTGTATTTATTATTGCTGTTGCTAGTTAAGGATTCAGAACCAGTGAATTGTAATTGTTCAATAAGATATTCGTGGCTGGCTTGAGCGAATCTTTTTCTTTCTTCCGAATCTAAGAAAACATAGTCGATTAATAGGTAAGAATCAGCCATTTCTGGCATAGTAGGTTTAGAGGCACCTTTGTAGTTAACGCATTCAGCAGCAG